TTGGTTTTACAATGCCTAACCTCATGTGATAAATTCTTTGTACGCGGAAAGACCGCCACAAAACAGAAAAGGATACCGCCACAATGGCCATTGACAGACCCCCGCAGAAGTTCCCGCCGAAGCACCGGCCGCCGAAGCACCGGCCGCCGAAGCACCGGCCGTCGTCGCCGCCCCGGCCGCTGGCGAGCGGAAGGGTAAGCAGCTTTCCGCAACCGTCACGCCGGAATTCTTCGCCGCATTCACCGACCTGAAATGGGACCTCCGCAAGGACGTTCCGGCCATGCTCCGTGAAGCCGCTGAGGACTACCTCGCAAAGCACAAGTCCTCGAAGTAATTCCCCAGGGCGGAAGCTACCGCCGCACATAAATAGGAACGTGGCTAACCGGTTGAAAATGTTTTGTCCACCGTGCGATAGCTCCGGCTGAAACCGGCGCACGGTAGGGTGGTGTTAGCACACTACAAACCATTTTCCTGTTAGCCCGAATAGAAACCCTCCCCCGGCCCCGCTGGGGGAGGGTTTCGCCTTAACCACACACTTTAGGAGCACACCACCATGGCACGTATTCATGACCTCCTGGCCGCACTGACACCGGAACAGACTGCCCTCCTGCCCGAGAATTTCACCACGGATATCGCGGCGGAATATGACAGGGATTTGGACCTTTCCAACGCCGCCGTCGCGGAACGCGAATCACGCATTACCGCAGCACAGCAGACGATTGCTGAAAGGGAAGCTGAGGCTATCAAACTAAAGGCGGCAAATTGGGATATGCTACAGGCAACACCCGCGCCGAAATCGGCTGGGGAAGATGACGACGACGATTCCGGCGACATTGAGCCTGACGACGACGACATTTTCGGTAACTAGGTAAAGGAAACAATTTCATAATGGCACTCGACGTACGGCCCCTAAAGCCAACTGAGAATTGGCAAATGCTGAACTACATTCGCAAGAATGCTTCCCCGGATTATCAGGACCGCATCCCTGCCGCGACAAAGGGCAAGATTCAGGCGACCATCAAGGCGCTGGACACCTACCAGCCGCAGGCGAACGAATTTCACTCCCTGCTGATTAACAAGGTGGGCTTGCAGATTATCCGCAACACCTCCTGGACGAACCCTATGGCCCCTTTCAAGCGCGGCATGCTCACCCGGGGTGACACGATTGAGGAAATCGCGGTTGGCATCATCAAGGCCACCACGTATGACCCGGACCGGGAAGAGCTCGAGAAGGAACTTTTCGGCACGTCCAAGGTGTACGTTGAAAACAACTTCCACCGCACCAACCGGCGCGACAAGTACAAGATCACCATCAACAACGTGCTCACCGGCCCGGCGTTCGACACCCCGAACGGGCTGCAGTCGTTGATTGCGGCTGAAATGGCGGCCCCGGCCACGTCTGACAACCTGGATGAATTCCTGCTCATGACCCAGCTTTTCGCTGAGTATGAGGCCAACGGCGGATTCTACAAGGTGCAGATTCCCGACGTGATCGACATGGATTCGGACGGCTCCGACGCGCGCCGTGCGCTCCGCACCATCCGCGCCGTTACCGAGACGCTGCCGTTCCTGTCCACGAAGTACAACGCTGCGGGCATGATGTCCCACGCTAACCCGGATGATCTGTACCTGTTCCAGTCGCCCGAGTTCGCCGCCGCGATCGACGTGGAAGCCCTGGCCGGTGCGTTCAACATCGACAAGGCCCGCATTAACGAACGCACCGTGACGATTCCCCAGGAACGGTTCGGGATCGACGGGTGCCAGGCCATTCTCACGACGAAGGATTTCTTTGTTGTGGCCGATACGGTGTTCCGTACCGAGACGCTGTGGAACCCGTCCGCACTGCACACCAACACGTGGCTTCACCACCACGGGCTCATTTCCGCGAGCCGGTTTGTTCCGGCTGTCATGTTCACCAGCCATCGGGGAGACGATGTACCCGTGATTCAGACCCCCGTCACCTCCGTGACCGCCGTTGCCGTGACCAACCGTGCCGGGGATGCTGTGACCGACGTCCAGCGCGGCGAACTGTACAGCCTGTACGCGGAGGCCACAACCACCCCGGCTGGCGGGGATAACAACGCCGTCCGCTACACCCTGACGGGCAACACCTCGCAGCGTACGTGGATCAGCATGACGGGTGTTCTGCACGTCGGCGGCGATGAAGGCGCGGCCAGCCTGAGCGTTCAGGCGATTGCTACCTGGACTGATCCGAAGGGCTTGCAGAAAGACGGGGCCAAGTCTGCCGTCAAGACGCTCACCGTCTCGGGCGACTCGACTGTTTCATGGCCGATTGCGGGGGATGCGTCGCAGGCGGTCACGGGTATCACTGTTGAGGGTGTCGCGGTTAGCCCGGCGTTCGCACCGGGCACCACCGCGTACACCGTCATCGTTCCGGGTGGTACGACTACCCTGGATGAAATCGTGGTGACCGGCCCTGATACCGGCGATGTTCTCATTGAACTCAATGAGGCTGGCGACGTGTTCACCGTCACCGCGAACAGCGCACCCGGCGATCCCGTGTACACTGTCACTGTGAACTAGTCCGATCCCCATGACGGGCTAGTTCCGGGGCTGTGGCGCTCCTGACAAAGAATCCCCCAACACGCTCTTAAACGTGTTGGGGGATTCTTTGTTTCCCGCTTGCATCCGTTCACGCGTCATGCAATAATAATTACAGGACGCAGGAACGCCACAAACAAAGGAACACAAAATGAAAACAGTATTCACCATCACCGCAGCCAACGGAAACCCCACTGGAATCTACTACACCAACGAGCGCGACGCACAGCGCAACTGCCGGGGAGGGGAAACCGTTACAACGGTACAGGTAAAGTCACGCGGCTACCTCCACAACGACAACGACTAACCAGTCGCAAAGACCCTCACCTTATGGTGAGGGTCTTTTCTTTTGTCCGGACCCCGGACGGGGAATTTTGAATACAGGGTAGGCTATGAAAAACCTCCCGCTAAACAGACTGTAAGGTTGGCCCTATGAACGCCATAGAAGAACTACCCCAAACCCGCACCCACGGCCTCGACTTCAACTACTCCCTCTGGGGAGCTCGCACCCGGATTAGCTTGCACACGGTCCCCTGGAATTCGGATTACCGCGATGTAGTACGCTTCGAGAACCCCGCCGCCCTGGATGATTGGTTGTTGAATGATTCCGGCCCGCAGATCACGATTCAAAACGCCACTTACGCCCGTTTCGGCCAACCCATCGCCCTCAACATCCCCTTCAACGTTGCCCAAGAGTACAACTACCTCCGCGCGTTCAACCCAGCCCAACCCATCGACGGCGACGTTGACCGCGCGTTCTACTACTTCATCGGCGCACCCGAATACGTTAACCCCAACACAACACGCTTCATGGTGCAGCTTGACGTGTTCCAGACATTCGGCTACGGCATCTCGTTTGGGAATTGCTATATCGAGCGGGGCCATATCGGTATTGCCAACGAGAATCAGTTCAACGACTTTGGCCGCGAATTCCTCACCATCCCCGAGGGGCTCGACGTCGGCGGGGAGTATCAGATCATCGACCAGTGGAGCACCACCCTGGCAACAGCCCGCAACGTGAGCGCCGATACCAATGCCTACAGCATTATGGTGACTTCCACCGTGAAGCTGGATGTTGACCCCGGCACGTTATCCGATCCGAAACTGAATTCTTCCGATGGGTCCCTGTTGGAGAACCTGCCCAACGGTGCCGAAACCTACATTTTCGACACCCTTAACGACTTTCGCGCATTCCTGACGGCGTTCTCCGATAAGCCGTGGATTACTCAGGGTGTGATCCGTATCGCGGCGATTCCGTCCATTGACTTTTACCAAATGAACACCAGCCCCGTTACCATTGCCGGGGTATCCATGCATTCGGTCAACGCGGGATCATTGAGCAACCGTAAAGTGCAAATGGCGACCAACTGGCGCAACGACGTTGTACTCGGGCACGAGGGACGATACAACCATTTGAAAAAGTTTTTGGTGCACCCGTACAGCGCAATCGAAATGACCGCCTACACCGGCACTCCGCTGGTGATTAAGCCCGAATCCTGGAATGATCCCCACGCGACCGTTATCGAGGTTCCGCACTTTGCGGAACCCGGCCCGCGCCTGTTGTTTTACCCGTACCGCTACAACGCCTCGAGCCCCGGTGTGGACCCCACCACGGATGCTTACGGGGTGTTCAATGACGGCGGCGAGTTCTACGACTTCGCTACCGGCATTTTCAACTTCCCCACCTTCTCACTCGTGAACAACGGGTACATGTCGTTCATGGCGTCCAATGCCCACGGTATCGCCTATCAGCATTCGTCTGCGGATTGGTCACAGCAGCGTGCCATGCAGGGCAATGAGGTAGCCGCGTCCCAAGCGACGGCAGGAATCGCCACGTCACAGGGCATCAATCAACAGGGGATTCTTGCGGCGAATCAGCAGACGGGATTGGCTAACCGGGCGCAAATGTCGCACACCATGATTAACGGCATGGGCGGTATGCTCAACGGCGCTGTGAACGGCGCGGCGGCGGGCCCTATGGGCGCGGCAGGCGGCGCAGCGGCTGGCGCAATGGGCGGCGCATTCGCGGGCGCTAATGCAGCGGTGGATATGCTTGCCCGCAACGAAGGTACGGCAATTAGCACAGGCCTCTCTGCCGGTGTGAACCGTTCACAGAATGAACTCTCCGGCTTCACGCGGGACACCAACAAAACGTATGGGGATTTCGCGGCGCAGGGTGATTATCAGAATGCCATTGCGGGGATTAACGCGAAAGTGCAGGATGCGCGGTTGATTCAGCCGACCACGAGCGGGCAGATGGGCGGGGATGCGTTCAACCTGGCAACGTATAAGTGGGGTTATGATCTGAAGCTCAAAATGATTCAGCCGTCCGCTATGGCGGCTAATGGTGAATACTGGCTACGGTATGGTTATGCTGTAAACAGGTTCGGTAAAATGCCGGACACTCTGCAAGTAATGGAAAAGTTCACGTACTGGAAAGTACGCGAAACGTACATTACGGCGGCTGAATGCCCCGAAATGTTCAAGCAAGCAATCCGGGGTATTTTTGAAAAGGGTGTGACCGTATGGGCGAATCCCGCCGATATCGGCACCATTGACATAGGGGACAACGCTCCCCTGGAAGGTGTGATCCTGTAAATGGGACGTACTGATTTGGTTCTCACGAACTTTTATAATCCGCATTTGAACGCGGGTAAACGCCAGCGGAACCCTGTCAGGGATCAGCAGGCGTTCACGGAAATGATGCTAAGGCGTGTTATTTCGGAAATGTGCATGAACCGTTTTGAATGG